ATGCGGTCTTACCATAGCCGTATACCTTAATTCCCTCGTCTTCTCGACCACGAACCACAACAGGGGAGAAGTAGCGAGTACGCACAAAGAGTGACTTTGCAAGCTTCTTACTTTCCTCGTCGTTGTTGTCGCTTCCTTCGCGCCAAAGCTGGGAAGCGAATTCGCAAATAGGACATGCCTCACTAAAATTACGCTTGGGGCACAGAATTCCTCCTCTGTGGTCTCCTACGTTATAATGAAAGAACATTTCCTTCAGTGGATCTCCGTCGTTAGTTGGAATGATCCGAATGTCGGTGTCTCCCTCGTCTGGTTTGAACCAAACAGAGTTAGAATCACCCTTGTTTTCACCGCGCAAAGTTGCGAGCTTGCGGCGCATAAGCTCCATATCGATTGACATTATTCAATTTCTCCTTTTGTGAATAAAGTATATCACTCTTGCTCAAGATTGTCAAGAGTTTTTTGTTGTTGTATCACATTTGTGTGGGCAGTGACGAACCCAAAATCTTCATGGTCAGTTTCATAAATAGCATAAGAAAGCTTTCGGAAAGCATTCTTTGGTTTTTCTTTTAATATATCGACCAATTTCTTGTGTAGCCCTCCTTCGGAGGCCAATCTTTCTTTGTTTATACATATATAATAACACAGTTCGCGAGGGGTGTCAAGCATAAAAAGCCATTTTTCTTCAAGATTTTCCATATCGAGCATTCCAATGGTTCGAATGCGATTTATTTCTGATGGCTTAGAGACTTGTCCGATTTCTGGTTCCGAAAACTCAAAGTAATTTAAATGATGAATTGTCGAAAAAATAGAGCTATTTAGTGTTTCATAATATGTCTTAATCGGAACCTCGCCAAGCGTCTTTTCAAGATTGAGATTCGAAATTAAAGTAATAGAGCGAAAAAGGCCCGATCTAGCATATTCCTGGAGGATGCCAAACGCAACCTTTTCTATTGTTCTCGGCAAGCCGGTCAACAACTCTATATCGGGCCTTATATAGAAGAGATCTATTTCCTTATCTCTAATCTGTTCCAAGATCCCCAGCACATAATTAGAACTCATAGATGAGCCCATGACAAATACCTGTGTCCTCTCCCTGATCCCTTTAAAAAACTTACCAAGGTTTGGAATGTTAGTTTCATATTCTTCTGGCGCATTAAAGGTTTCTAACTTGTGTTTGCGCGTGCCTCTGGCGACTTTATCGTTTAATAGATACACCTCGTAATTATCTATTTCAGAAAACTTTTCTGCGATTGCTGATGCTGCATTTCCAATGCCGACTACTGAAATCATAGGTTTAATTCTTTTAGTTCAAAATAATTCTTGCCGCAGGTTAGATTAACCAAAAATTTATCAAGTTTATTGTTTGAAAATATCTCTCTTATCTCTGGCACAAGGCACCTTTCATCGTCTGCCAGATCGACCACAATTTCATCATGGACGATGTGCGAAATAAACGACTTTTTGCCCTCAAAGTATTTATCAAGAGTCACTGCACGATCTAGTACAAGATCCGCGGCCGTACTCTGTATTAAATAGTTCAATGCCTTCCTTTCATTAACTGATATTTTGCGGTTGAATACTGTTTTAATATAGCCGTTATCGTACCATTTGTCAAGTACTTTTTTGCGGTGATAATGATTAAATTCATCGTCATTGGCATCGGGATTATAAAGCCAAGCGAAGAACTTTGTTTTTGCGTCTTCTCTGCTGATCTCGCCTTCAATGAGATTCTTGATGTGCCATTCGTGTACATCTTCTTGTGGTTGCTGTTCGCCAGCTAGCGCGATGAATGTTCGTACCTCCGCAGCGTTGTAATCTAATGACAATAGCCAGTCGTTGTGGGGCTTCAGAAGCCTCCGAAAATCTTTTTGGACCGTCAGTATAGGGAAGCTTTCTGAATGCGTTGTGAGCCTTCCTGTGACCGTTCCAAACAAGTTGTAGTCTATATATTGGGGGCCGCTTAAGAGCGCCTTGGTTCTAACGGAGTTTCTAGACGAGAGGTGAAGTTTCCTGCAATCTTCATTGTTTAAATTTAAGTTTTGATACCTTATCTTGTATAAAAGCTTTTGGACATTGTTTAGGTGCTCATAGCACTCTGGCTTCTCGTAGTTCTCGAAGACGTGTTCTGTTATCTTGTTTTTGATCTCGCAGAATTCCTTAAGGAAATCCTCGGGCACGAGATCGAAAATACAGTGATCACGCATATCAACTTTTGCTATGCGGAAAGACTGAATGTATGCTCGAAGGCGCTTTTGTGTGGCTTTCAGACGAACAGATAGCTCTGTTGGGCACACTTGGTTGAGCGCTAACCCTCTGCAACATAGCCATGCATATTCAATATCAACATCAGTTAATGAGCCAGAATATTTCCAAGTCTTCGTTAGATCCTGGGGGAAATTATCGTATGATAACTTTCCATCTGCATATATGCCGATACATTCGGCCTTGTCATCAATCGTTTGGAAGATCATCTTTTATCGCTTGCATCTGTTTATTAATATAACTCGCAGAGCCGCGATAGTCAAATGTTTTATTTAAAATTCTTTCAAATATTATCAAAGATTTTCGGATACCAGCATACCCAACAGCATGAACGCAGTCGTTGATTAGCTTATCCTGCTCATTTGTTGAAAATTGCGATTCTTCTTCTAAAAATCTAATTTTGCAATAAAGGCGCAAAAAATAAATTTCATCAAATTCTTTTTCGAATTCTTCTGTCGTATAAGAGAGCGGGTTTACGCTTTTTTTAATTGTCGAGCCATTACATTGTTCATAAATATAAAATTCTGGGTGTTTTACCATATTATATAATCTAAGGAGGCTGGCGCCAAAGTTCTCAAAATATTGATTATGCGCATGTATGTAATTATTCTTTATTACCGAGTTCGTAGTGGGAGAAAAGTATTTTGCGGATCGCTTTAGCATTCCAGGAGCATCAATATCACAAACAATGCGCCATGGTACAAATTCATCGATCATAAATCCATAACTATTGCAGGCATTCACATAGAACCCCCAATTTTTACTCTCTATAAATTTAGTTATTTTTTCATCGTCATTAATAGGATCCAGATCGGCTATTTCTATTGCAAGACCACTACACAAAATAGGGCATCGTCGACTCTTGATATATGCTGGCTTAGTGAAGGGTACCGTTTTAATAATTTTTTCAAGATAAGGCATCAAATATACTAAAAAGTCCTTGAAATCTCTAACTTTAATGCCGTCTTTATCGAAAAGACCTTTTAATGTCTCCAAATAAGTATCCAAATAATCAATATATAATGACTTATGATCAACATGTGCCTTATAAACATTCAAATTACTTAAAAACGGATCATCTGCGCTAATAAGGCCTTTGTTTACACATTTTTGAAATTCACGAGACATGTCTTCAAATGCGTCTACAACAAAAGATAAAGCTTGAGCGCTAGATTGAGTGCCGCTAGTTTGTCTAAAGCTTTTAAATCCTGCGAATAGCGGAGCCTTTAATGGTTCTCGCATTTCAATGGGAACAAAAAATCTATCTACTCTTCCGAAAAGAAACTTTTCACCTAAATTAAAATCAACTAGACTTCCGGGAGTCATAGCCTTTAAGCGAAGCCTGTACATTAATCGCTTTAAGAATAATATTCTCGTTTTTTCTTGATTTGTGTTAGTATAATTTGTTGACATAATTAGATTTCCTCGCTAGATTGATCAATTGTTTTGACATCATCGGCCCAGTCTTTCGTTGCGCAACCGGCGGTGCTCGCGCCTCGCATCCTGGCTCTCGCTTGTGGAATATATATTTTGGTCGTTCTTAGCAATGCGCAGCAAGCGCAGTTCTTCCGCCGAGGCGACCGGGTGTAGAAGGCGGGGATGCTCGACCGCGGCGAGGTCACCCAGGCCGGGGCCCGCTGTACCCGGTGTTGGGCGCGTAACAGTATCAGTATCCTGAATTAGTTGCGCGGACGGGGTGCGAGAGACAGATCTAGCAGAGCCACCTCCCCAAATGCCGTCATTGTGGCCAGGGTGTTGCCATCCGCATTTTCTAGGAGAAGGCCTATTAATCTGATACTGATCTCCTTCTGATGCTTCTTGGGATTCATTGCGGGGAGTGCCGCTTCTTTCTGCAACCCATTTTGCGGTTAATTGCGTTTCTGATACCCCTTGGGCGAAAGAATGTGTGGAGCGTATAATCATAAAGTATCCCCCTATCCCAAACTCTGTCAAGTCCATTTTTCCTTGTTCTCCAACACCAGCTGTTTGGGGAGCAAATCCGCGCGGATCTACAAATATATATTTGCCTGGAAAGGCGCCAACATCCGCAAATGTTGTAATTTCGGCATCATAAACTTCTCTTAATTGTCTCAAGCCATCATAACCATCTTGTTCGAACCGAACTTCTTTCAATCCAGGAGAAGAGGTTTTCTTTAGATCAATCTTTTTTACAATTCCTACATTTTCGCCCATAATATAATGCATAATACCATGTTCCCAATCTTTTACTACATCGCCTTCCATTTGTTCTGACGGTGCCGTTCGGCCGGCCGAATACATCAAATAATTCGTTTCGGCTTCAAGGGGGGACTCTCCATCTAAATCACCGTCGCGGCCAGAAATATTTAAAATTGGATAGTTAAATGTCATATCCGCATCCTGTTGGGGGAACATTCCAACATTTTCAGGGGCCCCTGATACAATCAAAGGCCAGTCTTTTGCATCTCCACCTGCGCCGTGATCACGGCGCAGGTGGAGAAGGTGCTTGGTTAGTGTATCGGGCGCATCGTCAGCAGTACTATTTTTATAGTCTGTTAGCGAAGCTTGTGTTACTCGAATTCGCTGTTTTATTGGTGTTTTAAAACAAGTATCGTCATTCATAAAATTACGAACCAAAACATTAAAAAAATCATTTAAGAACATTGGCAAAGGATAAACAGCTTCTTCTTTCGATAGGAGTTGTTCGGTTAACCAGTCAGTAAAAAATCTAACCGATATCGGCAAATCTCCTATTGATACAATCGTTTTATTTCCCGGATTTGTAGGTGAAATAATTTCAATCGGACCTAAAACAGCTCTAAATTTTTTGAAATGATTATAAAATTTTATTAATTTTTGTTTTTCTGTGTGTCTGGCGCAAGCATCCCCTGCCATATTTTCAATCTTGGTGGGCATTTCCTTTAAGTAACCATCGATTCCCTCCAAGATAGAATCTACCAAATTAAAAACATAGAAAAAAGAAACAGTGTCGCTTTCTACTGTATTAAGTGTGTTCGCAATTTCATGCTGATTCCAGGCGCTAGTGGTAGCCTCCGCGGTAGCGGCTGTCGCTGCTTCTTTTATCTTTGCAATAAGTTCATCGCCTTCATTCCCCGGCATAGTTTGAATTGACGCGTTGCTCTGAATTACTGTGTAAGGACCTCGCTGTTGCCACTCTAATAATTTATCATAACTTATATTAAGAAACCTAATCTGTCCTTTTTTTATTAATCTCGACATAAGAGTTGCAAGACTCGCAATTTTATCTGCTTTAATGTTGCTTTGCTCCTTTTCTTTAAGCTCAGCAATCTTGTCGGCCCGGCAATCTTTAGCTAATTTTTTAAACTTCATTTCTCTAGCTAAAATTCTGCTGGAAATCTCAATGTCCGAGAAAATGTTAAAGGTGTTTTGATCGAAAAAGTCTTCTATATAAGCCAAATAATCAATTGTAAAAGTAACTCGACCCATCTCATCAAATTTAAAATCATGTATCGTTGGGGTTAAGTTTAATGTTACATAAGAATCACTAATTGCTTTTTTTAACTCCTTAATCTGCTCTTCGCCGCTGGCGCCATATGCGCCTGACCATGTGCCTGGGATTCCCATATCCTGGAAATCCCAAAACCCGGCTTCACCAGCATCAGGCGGGAGGGCCCATCCAACAACAGCCTTTAATCGAAAGTTTAATTTATCTAATTCTTCTGAAGCTTCTTGGCTCCCAGGGGAAGAAGTGGTCGTCTGCGCTTCAGCAACGCAAGGATCATCTATGTCAGTTCTTGAGTTGCCTCCTGTTTTTAAAGCAAGGTCAATATATCGATAAGGCACCTCCTCGGGTCTATTGCGGGGCCTTAAAAGTTCATCAAAATTGTTAGCAAATATTTTTAAGGTTGCTTTGATACTCTTTTTTACAGCAAACGGGTTATTGCCGTCATATGTAAAATTGAAGTCTTTTATTCCTACTCCATATCCTCTCACATCTTTATTATTCAAAAAATCAGTTGACCACATAGAACCATGACCACCTTCAAAATTAAATTCCTGCTCTATTTCATTACCTTCATCATCTTCACTTAGTTTAAATAATCGAATCATTGGCTGTAAAGAAGAGATCATGTGGGGGCGCGCCTTAAAAAGCGCTAATTGTGTTGGATATTGAGTTAGTTTATTCATTAAACCAAAAGGATCTCCAACAAGCTGAATAGAGGCATT